GGCACCTGGATCATGCTGCCCAAGCTGCCTCTGACCCGCGCTGGCTTCACGCAACCTCCCTTCAGCGTCACCCGGCCTGACGGCAAGGTTCTGCATGTGGTGGAACGGACGGAACCCCCAAAATAGCCCCCAAAAACAGCATAGCGCACACATTTCAGGGTTTTTGTGTGCGCTATATTTCTCAATGAAATCAACCACATAAAAAATAGATGCACTTTTTTTGAAGATTTTTGTCAAATTGTGCTTGCGGTGTTTGTCGCATATCGCTACAAGATCACTCAGGCAATGACGCCGATTGAGATGGAGATACGGAAATGACCTTCAACTTCGCAAACCACATCGGCTACTCTGACGTAAACCCCTACGAAATCGTGCGCCGCGTCAGCGACCGCACCATCGAAATCCGCGAAATGAACGCAGAACGCGCCAACCCCGCCGAAGACATGGGCTTCCAGCCCGGTGGCTTCGTGGGCCACTTCTCCGACCAGCACAAGCAGGAATGGACCATCACCAGCAACCCAGAAGCCCGCACAATCCGCATCCGCCTGCAAAAGGATGGCAAGTGGCGCTGCAGCAACGGCGAACGCTACGTCCTGGCCGTGAAGCCGGTTAAATTTTACGATTACAACTTCTGAGGCTTCCCAAAGAACCTGCTGGAACCGCCCAGCAGGTTCTACTATATTTGGGGCAGGAGGCCATCATGCCACGCCCCAAGAAGATACAGCCTGAAGCCGAAGCCGCGCCCGAAAAAAAGAAAGCGGGAAGGCCAGCTATTTATTCAAAAACCATTGCAGATCAAATAATTACTCGCATGATTGAAGGCGAGAGTATGGTTAATATTTGCCGTGATGAGGCGATGCCTTCGCGGGCGACAGTTTACAGATGGCTTGACGAGAACAAAGAATTTGAGGCACGGTGCGCGCGCGCGCGAGAAGGTCTTGCAGATTATCTCGTTGATAAAATTGAGCAAATGGCCGCAGAAACGACTGAGGATAACCATCAGTCAATGAAAGTAAAGATTTCCACGGCGCAGTGGCGGGCGATGAAAATGGCGCCCAGGATTTACGGCGACCGGCGCATTCAGGAAAACACCGGCCCTGGCGGTGGCCCGCTTCAGACAGAGACTAAAGTGGCGTTTGATGCTTCCGCGCTGACACAAGAACAGCGAGATGTTTTGCGGGCCGCTTTGTTGGCTGCAAAAGGAAAGGGATGATTATGGAAGATGAATGGGAACAAGCTAAAGAAGGCGATGCTTGGTTTGATCACATGTGTCCGACTGAGCTTCATGTCATAAGGTTCAAAGCAAACGAAAGTTTGAACCTTATTGATTTTGAATTTAGCTCAAGCAGGGGTAAAAATTACAGATTGCTATTAGATGAAGATACAGTGAGGGACATGCACGAAGCGCTGGGTGAATGTATCGCGCGTTTCCGATATTGGAATATGTGATGGCTATTCTGCGTTTTGGCGCCGATGAAATTGATCCCGATGATATGTTGGCAGAGCTTGACCGTGTTGAGTGTGAAGAGAGCCTGTACGACTTCCTGATGAGCGGGTGGCAGTACATCGACCCCTCGCCCTTCACGCCCGGCTGGGTGATCGAAGCCGTTGCAGAGCATCTGCAAGCCGTCTGTGACGGCGAGATCAGGCGCCTGCTGGTGAACATCCCGCCGCGCTGCTCCAAGTCCTCCCTGACCTCCGTAGCCTTCCCTGCGTGGGTTTGGGCGCAGCGCCATCGCAGCCCCACCAGCGGCCCTGGCGTCCAATTCCTGCATGCTTCCTATGCCCAGAGCCTGAGCCTTCGCGACAGTGTGAAGTGCCGCAGGCTGATCGAGTCGCCCTGGTATCAGCGCCTCTGGGGCAGCCGCTTCAGCCTGACCGGCGACCAAAACACCAAGACCCGATTCGACAACAGCGTGGGCGGATCGCGCCTTTCCACCTCCGTGGGCTCTGCGCTGACCGGCGAAGGCGGCAGCATCATCGTGGTGGATGATCCCAACGCTGCCCAGGAAGCCTTCTCCGAGGCAACCATTGAGGCCACCATCGAATGGTGGGACGGCGCCCTCAGCACCCGCCTGAACGACCCCAAAACCGGGGCCTTCATCGTGATCCAGCAGCGCCTGTCCGAGGAAGACCTGACCGGCCACATCCTCAGCAAAGACGCCGACAACTGGACGCACCTGTGCCTGCCCATGCGGTATGAGCCTGATCGCAGCTTCGTCACCAGCATTGGCTGGCAAGACCCGCGTGAGGAAGCCGGGGAGCTTCTGTGGCCTGAGCGCTTTGGTGAGCCCGAAGTGGCCACCCTGGAAAAGCAGATGGGTCCATGGACCGCTGCCGGGCAGCTCCAGCAGCGCCCTGAGCCCAAGGGCGGCGGGATCATCAAGCGCGACTGGTGGCAGCTTTGGACCGAAGACGCCTACCCGGCCATGGACTATATTGTGGCCAGCCTGGACACGGCCTACACCACCAAGACCGAAAACGACTTCTCTGCCATGACCGTCTGGGGCGTCTTCTCCGGCGATGTCGTGGCCCAGGCTGCCAAGACCGAGGATGGCGTTGAGCGCAGCTATAGCCAGCAGCACCCGCGCGTGATGCTGATGAACGCCTGGGCCGAGCGCCTGGAGCTTCATGATCTGGTCGAGAAGGTGGCGGCCACCTGCCGCCGCATGCGCGTGGATAAGCTGATCATCGAAAACAAGGCCGCCGGTCACAGCGTGGCCCAGGAGCTGCGCCGCCTGTTTGGGCATGAAGACTGGGGCGTCCAGCTTCTGGACCCCAAGGGCCAGGACAAGCTGGCCCGGCTGTATTCGGTCCAGCACCTGTTTGCCGAAGGCATGGTCTATTCGCCCGACCGATCCTGGGCCGATCAGGTGATCACCCAGGTCGGCACCTTCCCCAAGGGCAAGAACGATGACCTTGTGGATACTGTCTCCCAGGCCATCAGGCATATGCGTGACCTGGGCCTGCTGACCCGTGGCCCCGAATGGACCGCTGCTGTGCAGGAGAGTATGCAGCATCAGGGCGCAGGCCCTGGGCCTTTGTATCCTGTCTAATCTGTTGCGACTGCGTGGCCACATGTGCAATATGGCCCGCGAGAGGGAGTGACCATGCCACTTGTCCCTGGCCTTAGCCCGTCCATTCGTGAGCCCGCCCCCGAGGCGCCTGAGCTGCCGCCCGGTGAAGAGGTTGTGATCATGGAGGCCGATGAGGCCGCCGATCAGCCGCAGACCGATGACAGCGGCAACATCCTGTCCATCGAGCATCCTGATGGCAGCATCACGGTGCGCATTGATGGCCAGCCCCTGGAGCCTGCCGGTGGGAAGAAAGAAACCGGCTGGTTTGATAACCTCGTTGATCAAATCCCTCAAATGGAATTGGGCCGTATCAGCGAAGACCTGCTGCGCGGCATCCGCGATGATTTGCAAAGCCGCAGCGAGTGGATTGAAGATCGCGCCACCGGCCTGAAGCTGCTTGGCCTGAAGATTGAAATCCCCAGCCTTGCTGGCGCTGCTGACGGTGCGCCGGTCGAAGGCATGTCCAAGGTGCGGCACCCGCTGTTGCTTGAAGCCGTGCTGCGCTTCCAGGCCAATGCGCGGTCTGAGCTGCTGCCCACCGATGGGCCGGTGAAAATCCGTAACGACGATAATGATCCCAGCCTGCAAGAAGATGAGCTAGCGAATGCATTGGAGCGCGACCTCAACCACTACCTGACGGCGGTGGCGACCGAGTATTACCCTGACACTGACCGCATGCTGCTGATGCTCGGCTTCGGCGGTTCTGCGTTTAAGAAGGTGTATTACTGCCCGCTGCGCAATCGTCCCGTCAGCGAAACGGTTGATGCTGACGATCTAATCGTGAACAACGGCGCGACTGATTTGCAGAACGCAAAGCGTGTCACGCACCGCACGTTCCTGAAGCCCAGTATGGTAAAGCGCCTGCAAATCCTGGGCGTGTATCAAGACACCGATCTCAGCACACCAAATCCACACAGCCTTGATAGCTTGCAGCGTGAAGAGAAGGCGCAGGAAGGCATCTCGCCGGATGTCATGAACCCTGATGACCGAGATCGTGAAATCTATGAGTGTTACTGCGAGCTGAACATCCAGGGCTTTGAGCATACCTATAAAGGCAAAGAGACTGGCCTGGAAATTCCGTATCGCGTGACCATTGATGCATCTTCAAAGAAGATACTCTCGGTGGTGCGCAACTATGATGAAGACACTGCCGAGCTTCCAGAAGCCCGCAGCAATTTCGTCAAGTACACCTTCATGCCCGGCTTTGGCTTCTATGACATCGGGCTGCTGCATATTCTTGGCAACACGACAAACGCGGTGACGGCTGCATGGCGCGAGCTGTTGGACGCTGGGATGTATGCCAACTTCCCTGGCTTCTTATTTGCCGATGCTGGCGCGCGTCAGAACACCAACATCTTCCGTGTGCCACCGGGCGGCGGCGCCTTGGTGAAGACCAACGGCATGCCGATCCAGCAGGCGATCATGCCGCTGCCGTACAAGGAGCCCAGCCAAGCCCTGATGGGTCTGGTCCAGAACATCGTTGAGACTGGGCAGCGCATTGGTGGCGTGAGCGAGATGATGGTTGGCGAGGGCCGCGCTGATGCGCCGGTTGGCACCACGCTGGCGATGATTGAGCAGGCGCAGAAGATTCTGAATTCTGTCCACAAGCGCATGCATGCTGCCCAGGCGCAGGAATTCCAATTGCTGGCCGAATGCTTCCGCGAGAACCCTGAGAGCTTCTGGCAGCGCAAGCGCAAGAATGCCTATCCGTGGGATGAGCAGCGCTTCTTGCAGGCCCTGGACAATGCAGAGCTGGTGCCGCAGGCCGATCCCAACACCGCCAGCCATACGCAGCGCCTGATGAAGATCATGGCGCTGAAGCAGCTTCAGCAGGCGCAGCCGGGGCTGTACGACCCGATTGCGATTGATACGGCTGCCTTGCAGGCTATTGGCTGGAATAACCCTGAGCAATTCTTTGCGCCGCCTGACGCGCAGGGCAAGCCGCCGCCTGAGCTGATGAAGGCGCAGGCTGAGATGCAGATTAAGAAGCAGGACGCCGACACGAAGGCTATGGAAGCCCAGGCGCGGGCGCAGAAGATGCAGGCCGACACGGCGCTGGAGGCCCAGCAGTTTGAGGCCAATCAGGCCATGCATGAGCAGCGTATGGGCTTGGATGTGTCTAAATTCCATGTGCAGACTGGCCTTGAAGAGCGGGCCATGGGGGCCAAGACCGATGAAGCTATCGCCCGTGAACGCCTACAGCTCATTGACTTGGCGCAGAACCTTGCAGTGCATCCAGAGAGCGCGCCGGTTGTGGCGCCGCTTGTGCGGCCTGCCTTCCAGGCTGTCACGGAGCGCGAGTTAGAGGAGAGGGCGCGGCGCGGTAATCTGCCGCCGCTGCCTGGGCTTGGGGGAGCGTTGCCGCAATGAACCACGATCCGCGCAAAGCTATTCGGCAGGCTATGATGATTGCGCGGCGCGAGGTGACTGCGCCGAATAAGGCTTCAATTGGTGGTCAGCGGCATATTCTGGCCTACATCACGCCTTATGAGGCAGAGCTTCTGATGCGGCGCGGTGGCTCTGGCCGTCTGACCGAATATGGTGTGCCTGCGTTTGATGATGGTGATGGTGATGGTCCTGGTGGCGATGATGATAACAGCACTGATGATACCAATAGCGCCGCAGGCACTCCTGACACTCCCGATACCCCAGACACACCGGACCAAGAGGAAGAAGAGCAGCAAGCTCCCCCAGCGCAGGCGCCGACTCCCCCAGCGCAGGCACCAACAACGCAAACCGCTTTTGGCCCCCCAGGTAATCTTAGCGCGTTAAGTATTCCAGACCCTGGCCCCCCGAATGGGCCGCATTCAGGTTTTGGTAGCTCTATGAACCAAGACCCAGAGAATACGCAGGCTGCTGCCAACATGAACACGGCTGTGAGCGCCCAGCAGCAGGGTTATGGCGTTGGCATTGCCGACACGGGCGGTGTGGCGCCGACAGGTTTTGGTGCCGCTCCAGGCATTGCTGAAGCCTTTGACGCCTATGGCAGGGGGATTATCGGCTTTGGCCCTGCGCTGGGCTATGCGGCATTGTCTGCGTTCTCCCCGCCTGGGCTTGAGTTTGGCACGGTAACGGATGAGGTGGGCAACCAAGCCGTTGGCGGTCGCGGCAACATTGGCGGCGCGATTGGCGGGATTGCTGGCATGGCTTCCGGCGTTCCTGGCGCGGGGACTGTGGGCGGCATGATTGGTTCTGCGGTCGCTAATGAGCTTGGGGTTCCTACCCACACATTCTCTTTTGCTGACGGCGGCGCGGCAACAGGTGGCCGGATGGACCCGCGCATGCTGCCGGGCATTCATCTGAAGACCAATCATCGGTTTGCTGATGGCGGGACGGTGGGGCAGCAGGATGAAGATGTGGGCTTTGACGCCTACCACGGCAGCCCGCATGAATTCGATCAGTTTGATATTGGCAAGATTGGTACTGGTTATGGCGGGCAGATGTATGGGCATGGGCTGTATTTTGCTGAAGATGAAAATGTAGCCCGTGCTTATCGTGATGAGCTTTCTACCCCGCTCGGAACAAAAGGCCAAATGTATCATGTGCGTGTAAAAGCAGACCCAGAGCATTTTTTAGATTGGGATGCGCCTCTGAGCCAGCAGCACCCTAAAACAGTAGAAGCTTTGAATCGCGCCTTCCCAAGCGCAATGGATTATTGGCGCAGCGTGGATGGAAAAGCTGGAGATAGTGGTAATTTTTTCCACAGGATTGCCGTTAAAGATATTTCTGGTGACACGGGAGAAGGTCACGATCAGGTTGCAAAAAAATTTCGTGATGCGGGAATCCCCGGCATTCGTTACTTTGATGCAAATTCTACCCCAGGTGATGTGACCCGTAACTATGTGGTGTTTGATCCCGATATTATTGAAATCAAGCGCCGCTATGCCGATGGCGGTGAGATCACGCCGCCGCGCGACCTGGGGGCCGATCCCACGGTGCAGCAGGCGCTGGACCTGACTCGTCAAACTGAAGTATCACCTGTGGCAGCAGCGCGAAGCGTTGCATTAGGAGAGGCATATGGCCGTGAAAATGCCCCCGCATATAGCCAAGCTGGCGCCGAAGCGGGAGAATTACCAATCGGAGGAGGCGTATCAGGAAGCTCGGGACGCATTTCTGCATCGCATCAAGCACCTCTTGAAGGTCTTCCCACGCGGATAAAAGTGCCGTTGACCGGCGAGGTTGTCACCGCCGGTCCAAATCATCAGGTGCGCGCTATTGCTGAACAATACATGCGCGATGCCGGGCTGCCGTACAATCCGCCAACCAAATATGCCAAGGTCGATGCTGCCCGCGCCAAGCGCATTGCAGACGAATATGAGCGCATGGCCGATGACCCTGATCATCCCCTCGTGAAGGCGGCCTATGACGCCATGATCAGGGAAACCATGGCGCAATATCAGGCCGCCAAGGCTGCTGGGTTCAAGGCAGAATTCTGGGATCCAGAGAAAGAGCGTGATCCGTATGAGGCATCCCCGCGTTTGGCGATTGAGGATGTGAACAATAACCATCATATGTATGTGTTCCCCACATACTTTGGTTATGGATCAAAGGAAGTTCCCGCTGATGCCGTAAAGACAAATCCGCTTCTTGCGGATAGTGGCGAGCGTTGGAACGGGTATCCCGTCACGGTCAATGACATCTTCCGCGCTGTGCATGATTATTTTGGCCACGCCAAAGAAGGTGTTGGCTTTAGGCACGATGGCGAAGAGAATGCTTGGCGTTCTCATGCGTCTATGTATTCGCCGCTTGCCCGCCTTGCCATGACCAGCGAAACGCGCGGGCAGAATAGCTGGCTTAACTTTGGGCCGCATGGCGAAAAGAACCGCCATGCGCGCACAGAGGATACCGTGTTCGCCGATCAGAAGATTGGCGTAATGCCCCCCTGGACCACGCACGAAGGCGCTGAAGATTTTCTACGCCCAGAGGACCGGGAAACCATGGAAAAGGCTTACAAACAGTATCGCAGAGCCTATGGCGGCAGGCTTGGTTATGCTGATGGCGGCATGATGGGTGATGATCCCACGGTGCAGAAAGCGCTGGATATCACCCGTGGTGCGCAACCGGCGGCGCCGGATATGGCGCGGCAGGCCATGGGGCAATCCTCAAAGCTTGCATCTACGTTCCAGGCTGAGAATCGCCCGGCTGTTATTGTCTCTCCGCGCCCTGGCAAGATTGGCGGCCCTCCCGTGCAGCGTGAGGCGCCTGAAGGGCTGTCTAAAGATTTCATGCAAGATCGTGACCCTTGGACCTTTGCCACGCCAAACATCATTGGGGCCAGCCAGCCGCCGCCGGTTCAACATCCCGTGTTTAACGATCCCCGGATGGAAAAGATCACAAATGCCACAAGGCAAATATTCAAAAACAAAGACTTCCATGGCCTGATCCGTGATCTGACCGGCCTTCAGGGTTTGAATATCACGCCGACTGTTGGCACATGGCAGAACGAAATGGAGCCATCGTTCATTCTGTCGCATCCAGATATGACTGATGAACATGCAGAAAAATTAGCGCATTTACTTGGTTTTGGTTTCCAGCAAGATGCAATTCTGCAATCGAAGCATAATCCTGATATTGAAAGCGGCGCCCCTGCTGTTTTGATGGGTACGGGTAAAAAATTGACCCCCTCTCAAATTGATGATATTCATAGCGAAGCCGCAAAACATGGCGTAGATTTTACGGTTACTGGCGATGGTAAGGCAGCCAAGTTTGTTCACTTAGGTGATCAGGCCGGTCTTGAAGATTTTTACGGCAAGATAAAAAACATCTCTGACGCTGCAAATCTTCCAGAGCTTTACCACGCCAAAACAACAGGGAAATTGATTGATGCGCAATCCTATCTCGATGGCATATTCGGAAGCCCTAGCGGCGAAGTTCGGGATCAAACCGGCACCGGCAGATCACCCGATCTATTCCGAAGGATCGTCAATCACGTTCTTGCGCCATACGCCAAAGCGGTCGCAGGGGAAGGCTACCGCCTCTCCCCCGAAAGACTCGCCGAAACCTACGCGCTAAACGACGAAGAAAGTGGGCATGTCCGGGGCGCATTGTACCCCGGCAAAAAGGATGATCGCACCACCATCCCGTTGATGACTGGTGAAGAGCAATTGGATGTGCGGCCAACTGGTGCGCGAGGCCGCGCATCCGTTGGTGACGTATTGTATGCTTTGCAAAACCGCGCTGCGTCCAAGGGCCAAATTGATCCCGGTGATTTTAGCGACAATGCCAAAAACGACATTGCGCAAAACATCGCAAAGGAAGTGGCATACCACGTTCAGAATTCAGATAAGTCTGCAATTGGCTGGTATGATGACGCCTTAAAGCAGGCAATGTCTCAATATGCCGGGCGTTTCCCAGAACTGGGGACTGATCCTCAAAAGACTATGCTGTTTCATGCAATCCTTGGCATCACTTCCCAGGGCAATGATGTTTACAGCAATTCAATTCACGCCATGCGGCTTTATGACCAAATTCAAAATGGCGGCAAATCGCTTCCTGAAGCAATTACCAATTTGAAGGGGTCTTTTGGCGATAAGACCCGCGCCATCGAAACCAATTTGATGAAGCTGCATCATCTTTTGGATACCAATGGATATGATCGCATGAGCGATCTGTTTAACCAAACCAAAACGGTAAGTGAATGGAATAGCATACTACGCCAAGACAAAAGCTTGCGTGGGCCTAACGGTGAAAAACTAAAAGTAGAAGGCGGGTCTGGCCAAAAGGTTACGGGCTGGATGGTGTTTGGCCCCAAGATTGGATCATTTATCAATAACCTGCATGGCGATTATTCCACGCTGACGGCTGACCTTTGGTTCAGCCGCACATGGAACCGCTTGCTAGGTCATAATTTCATCCACACGCCTCTGGCTGAAGCAAAGCAATACCGCGACTTCCGCGATGCTTTGCGCGCTGAATACTATTCCTCCAATCCCAATATTGGCGTTTCACCAATCCCCAAAACTGAAGATGGCAAGCTTGTTTATGACAAGAAGGGCAGGCCGGAGCCATGGGAATATGGAAGCGATGCTCCTGCTCTAGGTAAGGAAGAATTCGACGATCTTCTTAATGATCCTGACAAAATGCTAAATTTTGCGCAGGACATAACCAAACGGTATCGCGACAGCGGGTTCAAAGACAAAAGCGATTTGCGCCGCCGGGCAAAGAATTGGATTGAAAACCGTGAGCTGCCGGTGGCTGCGCCGCGTGGCGATCTGGAGCGTCAATTCCAGCAAGACACTGTTGAAGAGGCTCAGAGGCTTCTCAAAAAGAAGTACGGCATGAACATCAGCGTTGCCGACATCCAGGCTGCGCTTTGGTTTCACGAGAAAGAGCTTTTTGGCAAGCTTGGCGTTGCTTCTGAGAAAGCCCAACCTGCCGATTATGCTGATGCAGCGCGCCGCACCATTTCATTGATTGATAGCGGTGACCTGTACCGCGTGAAATCAAAGGAAAAGGGCAAGAAGGCAAAACCGCAAGAACAATTTGCGTTTGGCGGCATGACGCCTCCAATGCGTGATTCTGCTATTGTTGATCGCGCGCTTCGGCTAACTTCTTCCAACCGGCCTATGGTTGCCTTGGCCGACATCTTTCAAAGGCAACTGCGGGGACGCCCGCCCTCCTAGGAGATCAAGTGCTATGAGTGAAACCAGCGCAAAGTCCATCAGGGCAGCCCGCGAAGCCAAGGCAAAGCGCCTTGGCTCTGCCGGTGATCCCAAGCAGAAGGTGGATGCCTCCACCTGGACGCCGCCTGAGATGATGAACACGAATGCCAAGACCGGGCTGCGGCCTGTGTCCCGGCGCGCGTTCAAGAATGGCGGCAAGGTCGGCATGGAGGCTGAAGGTTCCTGCGGCCCGACCCGCGCTGACCGCAAGCCGCGCAAGAGCGGCGGCGAGGCCAAGACCTGGGTGGCCGCGAAGGTCAACCGGAACGTCAAGGAAGCCAATGCAGAGCTTGGTAAGCCTCATGTCGGGGGCATGAAGAAGGGTGGCCGAGCGAAGAAGCAAGGCGGC